TGAGATTCGTCCGATCCCGGCGCGCCCCAAGCGCACAGCAGCCTAAGGCAGTCATTGCTTACTGCCTGAACAAATGATCGCCCACGTACTGGCAGGGCGCCACGGAAACAAATTTGAGGTTTTACGAATGGAAGATTTTCTGCGGGCCTGCCAGAGCGCTGTCCTCGACAACGAAGCCAAGACCCTTGCTGCAAAGATGGGCGTTCCTCACGTTGGCCTGCTTCAGCGCGCCAATCCGGACAACGACGCACACCACCTGACCGTGGAGCATTTGTTCGGGATTCTGTTGCACACCGGCGACATGCGCCCTCTGGCTGCACTGGCGAGTGAATTTGGTTTCGACATCGTTGCGAAAGCTGCGCCGGAGCCGCAAGCATTGACCAAATCACTGATCAACGTCGGCAAAGAGGTCGCCGATCTGACCATCGCGGTGCACCAGGCGCTGGACGACAACCACGTCAGTTCTTTCGAGAAAAACTTGATCCGCCAGGAGATCAACCACGTTCGGCAGAGCCTAGACGTGATGGATGCCTCGGTGAAGGCCGCCTGAATTCCGGGCACAAAAAAGCCGACGTAGAAGGTCGGCTGATTCGCAAAACTAGAGGGGCCCGATTATGCAGAGCCAACCCAATTCAAGCAATACCCCCCAAAGTGTCGCGACACGTTTTTCGAATTCTGAAAACGTGTCGCGTACCACTATGTCCTCTCGCGAGATCGCAAATGTCACCGGCAAGCGCCACGACAATGTAAAGCGCGACATCCTCGCCATGCTGAAAGAGCTGAAAATCGATGCCCTCAAGTTTGAGGATATCTATCTGGACGGCCGCAACCGAGAGCAGGTCCAGTACCAACTTGACCGCGAGCACACCGATTGCTTGCTGACTGGCTACAGCGCGCCGATGCGGATGAAAGTAATCCGCCGTTGGCGAGAGCTGGAGCAACAAGAAGGCGCGCGTCTGGCCGTGATCGCCAATGGAACGAAGGTAGTCGGCGAACTGGCGATCCTTGAGTGCTTCACGCGGCTGCTTAAGCCTGCACCGTCCAGTCAGGTGCTGATGCTCGCGCAGATCGCGAAGAACAATGGCTTGGAGTCGAGCTTCCTTCCCGGCTACGCGATCGATGCGGCGCCTGACGCCACTGGCGGATCTTCGATGCCAACCAAGGCCGTTACCGCCCTGATCAAAAAACACGCCATTAGCAGCACAGCGCCAGCCTTCAACCGCGCCCTTGCTGCCCATGGCTACCTCAAGACTCTGCAGCGACGTAACTCCAAAGGCGAAACAGTCGACTTCTGGTCCGTCACTGAAAAGGGCCTCAAGTACGGCAAGAACCTCACCAGCCCTCAATGCCCGCGCGAGACACAGCCTCACTGGTACGTGGATCGCTTCCTTGAGCTGGCCAAACTGGTCGGGAAGGCCTGATATGCAATTCACCGTCACGATCAATCAGGTGAAGGCGTTGGAGTGGGGGCTGAACTCTCAGCAGGCCCTGCTGTTCGCCTTCGTCTACGGCTGCCCGAGCTGGACCAAGCCAATCAAGACTGACGACGGGATCTTCTTCGCGCTGAGCAAGGCCAAAATCATCGAGGAGCTGCCGCTGCTCACTGACAAGCCAGACACCGCTTACCGCATGCTGAAGGCCCTGGAGGAGGCTGGCTTGATTGAGCTTTCCAGCACCTCGAACATTACGCTGTTCCGTCTGACCGAGAAGTCGATCGAGTGGAACCAGAAGCTGGATGGGTCGGAAAAATATCCGACCCCACCGAAGAACGAAGGTCGGAAAAAAATCCGATCTACCTCGGAAAAAAATCCGATCAAGGTCGGAGAAAAATCCGAGCCAGGGTCGGAAAAATCTCCGACAAATCAGGATACCAATCATCAGGGTACCAATCAGGATACCAGTCAGGACTTGCAAGGCAGCCCGGACAAGCCGGCCCGCAATCTGGTGCTGGTGGTTGATCGCACCGATGCGCCGCGGGTTGAGATTCCCGCTGACATGCCGGGCCCCAAAGACCAGTCATGCAAAACCTTCAAGGTCTGGGCGAACTACGCCATGGCCTACCGCAAGCGCTACAGCACTTGGCCGGTGTGGAACGCCAAGGTCGGTGGCCAGCTTGGTCAACTGGTCGACCGCCTCGGCGCCGATGTTGCTCACCACGTCGCTGCCCACTTTCTGAAAACCAGCGATGCCGCCGTCCTGCGCAAGTGCCACAGCCTCAATGAGCTGCTGGCCAACGCCGAGAGCTACCACACCCAGTGGGTGACCGGTCAGCGCATCAACGGGACCACCGCGCGCCAGATTGAACGCACCGAGGCGAACGTATCCGCCGCCGAACAGGCCGCGCAAATGGTCTTGGCGAAGCGCAAAGCAGGAGAGCGCAATGAGTACCTTTGAAATGAACGACCAGCAGGTTGCTGGCCTCGCCGCCGCGATCTGCGCCACCGCCGAGGCCATGGGGCAGGAGATGAATCCAGGCACCGCCGCGATGATGGCCGAAGATCTTTGCGCGTACTCGGTGCCTGCTGTGAAGGCTGCGCTGAAGGCCTGCCGCTTTGAGGTGAAGGGCAAGCTGGCGATGGCCGACATTCTCCAGCGAGTGCAAGCCGCTGATGGCCGCCCGGGCAAGGACGAAGCATGGGCGATCGCCATGACCACCAACGATGAATTTGAAACCGTGGTGCTGACCGACGAAATCCAACTCGCGCTGGCCGCTGCAAAACCCGTCCTCGATGCCGGCGACAAGGTCGGCGCGCGCATGGCGTTCAACAGCGCTTACGAGCGCCTGGTCGGGCAAGCCCGGGAGGACAGTAAAGAAGTGAACTGGCATTTGTCTGTCGGCTTCGACGCCAACCGCCGCACGCAGGCAATCACCAAGGCTTTGCAAATGCAGCGAATCCCACAGGAGCGCGCTCAGCAGTACCTGGTCGACTTGAGTGTCGCGCCGGTCACTGAAGACGGTCGGGCCGTCGTCGCGCTGCTCACCGGTGAGGGCGCGCGGCCTTCCCCAAAACTGCGCGAGAAGCTCGCAGCGGTGAAGGACTCGATGCTGGCGATGCGCAAAGCCACGGACGAGGAAAAAATAGAACTGCGAATTTTGGCAGCCAACGAACTGGCTGATCGCCGGGCGCTGCTGATCAAGCAGGCCCAGGAATTGGAAGCAGGGGAGCAAAGGACATGACCATCGACAAACAGAAACTCCAGTCCCTGCTGTGGAGCGAGGTTGCAGCCTGGAAGGCCAATTGCGCGGAGTGGAAGCGCAATACCGAGGCTCTGCAGGAATTCCTCGGGGAGAAGACCGTGGAGGAAGTGGCGCTTGAGCTGTTGGCCGAGAACGTGCGGCTCGCAGGGGGTGGGCAGCTTCTTGTGCGCGACCCGGACGAACTTCGGGCCGAGCGCGACCAGCTCAAGGCCGAGAACGAGGCGCTGCGTTCCACCTGCGCCAAGGCGAGTGCTTGCATGGATCGCTGGGCAGGAGGTCACGCGTTCGACGCCGACGGTCCCGGAGGGCGTATTCGCGATGAACTCTACGACGCCTACAGGCTTGGTGCTCGCGCAGGAATAGCGAAGCTTCACGAATTCACCGGCGCCGTCTCCGCGGCCAAGGCGGTGCAGCCATGACCGAGTTCGCAATCCGCAGCCAGCGCGATATCAGCCGCCTCATGGGCGTCCTGCACGCAACCGACTTCACCAAACCCAAGATCGTCGTCATCAAGGACGAGAAGCGCCCTGATGTCTGCAATCGGAAGATGTGGGCGATGCTCAAGGACGTATCCGAGCAAGTCATCTGGCACGGCAAGAAGCTGACCAATGAAGACTGGAAGTGCCTCTTCAGTGCCTCGCTTGAAAAGCAGCGCGCGGAGCCCGGCCTCGACGGTGGCTTCGTCGTGATGGCCGTATCGACCCGCAAGCAGTCCCAGAAGTGGTTCAGCGATCTGTTCGAGCTGATGCATGCCTTCGGCGCCGAGCATGACGTTCGTTGGACGGAGCAGGACAAGTGGGGAGGGCGCTACTGATGCGAGAAGCCAAGTCTTTCACTATTGCGGACGCGCTCTCGAAGTGCCTTACCACTTGGTATCTGGAGGGTACGGCCGTCATCAAAACTGCCGAGGACACGCCGCCAGAATGTGGTGAAACATTCCGGCTCGGCTTCAAGGACTATACGGTGATTGCGGTTTGTGGTCCGTACTCCTATCGCTGGGCATCGGCCACCATTGTTCCCAAGGAGGCGGAGACATGCGCGTAGCCATCAAGGAAAAGAAGGCGCCCAAGCCGAAGAAATGCCGCGTGGCCTCCTGCGGGGCCTCATTCGTCCCTCAGCGTTTGGGTCAGGCGGTGTGCAGTCCAGCCTGCGCGCTGAAGGACGCGCCCCGGAATGAGCAGAAGGCGAAGAAGGCAATCGCTCAGCGCGATCGCCGCGAGATCAAAGTCCGCAAAGAGAAACTGAAGACCAGGGCTGACCACCTGCGCGAAGCCCAGGCGGCGGTGAACGAGTACGTCCGCCTGCGCGATGCGCACCTGCCGTGCATCAGCTGCGACTCAATGCCGAACGACAACGACCTCATGACCGGCAGCCGATGGGACGCCGGCCACTACCGATCCGTTGGCGCCTGCCCAGAACTGCGCTTCGAGCCACTGAACATCCACCGCCAGTGCGTGAAGTGCAACCGCAACCTGTCCGGCAACGCAGTCGAGTACCGCATTCGGCTGGTGCTACGCATCGGCGCCGAAACCGTGGCCTGGCTGGAGGGGCCTCATGAGCCCCGCAAGTACACCGTCGAAGAAATCAAAACCATCAAGGCCGAATATAGGGCAAAGACCAAAGAATTGAAAAGGGAAGCCGCATGAAACTGATCAACGCAAGGCAGGTATGGACTGAGGCTCAGCATGAATCGAACGCGTCGATCAGCGCTGCGGCCATTGACCGGGCACGGTCGGCGCCGGTGAAGAAGGGGGCCCGCATGCGCCGGCATGAAGCCGTATTCGCCGCACTTGGTGAAGACAAGGAAGAGCGTATTCAAGTTGTGCGCGAGCGGATCAGCATCAGCGAGACGCGTCGCACGCCAGTTGGACGATCGACTGCTCGGGCTGCGCACTTGGCAACCATCGGCAAAGTGCTCCGCGCGATCGATACGCTGCCGTTCCAGGTGCAGCAGCTCGGGCACTACATGTATCACCCGTGCATGACGATGGTTCACGTGCTCAACGCCGAGAAACTGATCTGGAATTACGTGGATTTCTCCGCGCTGACAGATGCCAAGGCTGCGAAAGCTCATTGCATGATCACCGTCGCTCTGCAGTCGTACAAAGTTGAGGCTCATGGCGGGGAGCAGTGGGGGCCGGCACGCGTCGCCGAGGGGATGCTCAAACTTTACGGAGTGCGCATCGAGCCGAAAGTGTGGGACCGCGACTGGAAGGATGTGTGGAATTTCCTGCGTGAAGCTATCTCAGAAGTGGATGTTCAGGCCTTGCAGCCCGTCTGGCAGGTTATTTTTGATGAAAATTCTGAATATGCGGCATAAAGATATTGCTATGTTGGGGTTTATGAGGTAATTTTTCCATAGTGCACAAGTAACGCGAAACGCACACAGATATTTAGACCCGGCCAACTGCCGGGTTTTTATTGCCCGCCATTCGTCCACTGATTGGCACTCGTAATGCCGAATGGCTTCTCATGTTTAAGCACGGATCCCCGCGCATCAATATGGAGAGGCATCATGGAAATTGACGAGAATGCACCCGGCAACAGATCGCAACAGGCTGTAACGCGAACGACGGACAACGAGACCGGTCATGATCCTTCGAGGAATGCGCCTGAGGTTCCGTTGCCGCCGGACGACGAGGCTCCTGTTGAAGAGGATATGTCCGACGTGGACGCGGCCAACTCAGTTGCGAGTGAGCATCCCGACTCTGGAAGTAAAAGCGACCGGACGTATCCAAGCGGTGAGCCGGGGGATGGCACCAAGGAACCCCGCAACATGCCCGCGAGCGATCCCGAATCAGGCGCTTGAAAATCACGAACTTCCAGATGCCCGCCAAGTGCGGGCTTTTTCATGCCTCGTATTTACCTGTAGCCAGGACAGCCTTCGGGACGCCTGGACGTCGATAGCCGGATAGTGCGACGTACGGAATCAACACCGGCAGCCCGCGTATCCTGACCCACCATCTGCTGCAGGGTAGCGCGAGACTGGATCAGCGAGATCGATGCATTGGGGCGTCGATGTTGAGAAGGTCTTTGGCAGACAGCTCGGAAAGACGAGCGCACCTATTCAGGGCCTCTGCACTTGCAGAGGCTTTTTTGTTTTCGGCTTCCCACGCCCATCGCTCCGAGCTGGGAGTGCTGTGGGAGCTGATTCACATGCGCGGGGAAGTCCCTGCCAATTGACCACCACTCCCTGACGGGGAGGAACCGAGATGCCAAACATGCCAGACAAACCAGACACATGGGCGATAGCGCTTGCGTGGTTGAGCCAGCATTCGCCGATCCTCTATGCGGCTGCGCTGTCCTGCGCTATGGCCGTTTTGCGGATCACTTACGGAGGCGGCACTCGTCGCCAGATGCTGGTGGAAGGCGCCATCTGCGGCGGCCTGACGCTGACCATCATCAGCGGCCTGGACTTCTTCGGCCTACCACAGAGCATGGCCACCTTTGCCGGCGGCTGGGTTGGCTTCCTGGGCGTGGAGAAGATCCGGAATATTGCGGATCGGGTGACTGACTTCAAGTTGCCGACCCGCAAGGCTGAGTGAGTCAAGTTTAGGCGGACGCTTTAGCATTTCGCATTCAGCGGTGCCCCGTTGAGGCATAGCAAGCTCGCAGAGATTGTTGGTAATCGTTCATCTGGCGGATGTTTCGCTCGATTTGTTGAGCGGAGTGGTTGTTGTTTTCTAAATAGTTAATGTCGTTCCGAATGGCATCAATATCTCGTTTTAGAGGTGTGCAGCGGTCGTTCTCCAGTTCCGCCACGCGCGACTGAGCGGACGTGAGTAGCTCGCCTCTGACGTCGTAGGCCTTACTCCATTTTTCACTATTTGCGACTAATCGATCATTTGCCTCTTTGTAGTCCGCCACACGTTGCACAAGCGTCCCGTTCGCAGCCTCTTGCTTGCCATAACCAACCGCAGCAACGACTACACCGCTTATCACGGAGAAAAGCAGTGAGAAAAAAGTGACTGTTAACCAGGAAGGGGATGGAGTCTGGTGGTTAGCTGTTTGAGTCATGGGTTCTTGCCATGGAAGTAATTCGGCCAAGGAGTTTAAAGCATGTATAAAGGCTGCGCTTCCCGGCGCGCGCGAGCAGCCAAGTGGCTAATGGTTGCAGGTGTCCGACTCCTGACCGAGCGAACGACAACGCCGTCCCAACCATGCCGGCCCGCGGCAATGTCGCTCGCATCCTTCGGACGAACTGAGCCGCGACACGTCTTCACACAACTCAAATTGTCTCGCGACACGCGACGAGGAGAGCAGCGGGGAAGGGTAGATGTGCCGCAGGTGAGTGCGGCACTAGCGCTTCACGACTTCGTGTATTCGTCGTAAAGATTTTCAAGGGCAGCTTGATACTCATCCCCTTTGAGAGACTCTTTCAGAGTGGTCAACGCTTCCAGTGCTGAGGCTGCTGCCATTACTTCATTATCACCTCGATACATTGCTCTGAGCCTGGCTTGTTCAAGTACGGACTCTTCAGTGATTCGCATAAATCTCTCCTCGGGCGAACAGCTTCTACAGTCTGGTTGAGCCATGACTTTTTTCAAGCACAGGTGATCTATGGGCAGGCCATACCCTCCAGCATCACTGCTTGAACTGTCCGAGCTATCGGACTTCGGTATCCGCCTGACTCCAGCACCTGAGGTGTGGGAGTGGCTCCAAACCGAAATCCTCGCCGACGCCGGCAGCATCCACAACGAAGACCATGCCCATCTGATCGATGCGGACATCCGTGTGATGTGGGCATCTGCTGCTTTCACGAAGAAGGGGCGCACTGTAGTCGGCCAGGCCGAGCAGGTAGCGTTCCGCGCGGGCGGTTGGCAGAAGGCGCGGATGGAACAGCAGATGCTGGATTGGTTCGGCGACGTGCCGGCCTACATCATCACCCTGGCTGCCGATTACTGCGCCGACTGTTCCGACGCTGACTTCTGCGCACTGGTCGAACACGAGATGTATCACATAGCCCAAGCGGCCGATAAGTACGGCCAGCCAGCATTCACCCAAGACGGATTGCCCAAGCTTGAGATGCGCGGACACGACGTTGAAGAGTTCGTCGGTGTGGTGCGTCGGTATGGGGCGAGCCCTCAAGTGCAAGAGCTGGTGGACGCTGCAAACAATCCTGCTGAGGTAGGGAAAATGAATATTGCGAGGGCCTGCGGAACCTGTCTGCTCAAGTCGGCTTGATCCTTGACAGCCCTTGACGGAAACCAAATCTATGGCAGCCCTGAAAGACGAGGTGAAGGCCTTTATTGTTCAGGCTCTGGCCTGCTTCGACACCCCCAGTCAGGTTTGCCAGGCCGTCAAGGATCAATACGGCATCGAGGTATCCCGCCAACTGTGCGAGCGATACGACCCAACGAAGTATTCCGGCCGAGACCTTGGCCAAAAGTGGAAGGCGTTTTTCGAGGAGTGCCGAAAGCGATTTCGTGAAGAGACGATCGATATCCCGATCGCTAATCGTGCGTACCGCCTTCGCGCACTTGGCCGTATGGCCGAGAAAGCCGAGAACATGAAGAACATGGCGCTGACTGCCCAGCTTCTGGAGCAGGCGGCAAAGGAAACCGGTGACGTTTATGTCAATCGGCGCATTGAGCCTGACAAGACGCTTGATGAAGAGATCAAAGTCCTTGAGATCGAAAAGCGCAAAGCCGAACTCAAGCTGATAGAGAAGGGTGGCGGCAACTCCAACGCCCAGCTTCTGGCTGATCTGATTGCGAGGCTGCCTTCATGATTGCCAATACCGGCAACCTATTGCTTGATCGCCAGTTGGCGCGCTGGTATCCGCTCAAGGATCACCCGGTGCAGCTCGCACTGGTTGCTGCTGTCGCGGAAGGCATTCGTTTCCCGTTGGTTCCTGCAGGTCGCCGGAGCGGTAAGACCGAGCGGTTCAAGCGCTTCCTGGTGAAGCAGGCATCCGCCTACACTGGCATGTACTTCGCCGCTGCG